GCCATACAGTCGGTTCAATGTTCCGATAGCGCATATCACGTAGGCGATTATCGTACTTGATGTTTTCGGGTAGTGATGCGAATAGCTTTGGTTCCTCGATATAGCGTGTTAGTTCGGGTAATAGGCCAATGAATACCTCAAGGTTGGCGGCTGATTTGAAATCCTCAAGTAGTTCCTTAGATAGATAATCAGGTGCGGCTTTGAGGTGCTTGTATGCCGTCTGGTAGTGTTTCAGTTCATAGTGGCAAACAGCGCTGTATAGCTTGGCGTACTCGTACATTTCAGGATTGCGTACGCTCATCGTGTCGGGTATTGGCTTGCTGAGTGCTACTTGTATCCATTCAAGGCACTCAATCCAGTTGTCGCAACCGTATTCGAACCTAGCAAGTGCAAGGTAGGCGTCGGGATATGACGGCAATAAGCCTGATGCACGTAGCGCCTCATTGATAGCGTCGGCAAACTTATCTTGCATGTAGTAGCATTCGGCAATCTTGAGATACGCCCGGTATATTTCCTCGTTCCAGCCACCAACCTTTGTGTACTCGACCAAGGCATTGATAGCCTGATTGTAGTCGCCAAGGCCAAAGTAGCTGATACCTAGGTAGTAAAGATTCCGTGGGTCAGGATCGTCGTTGCCCTCAACCGCTTTGACTAGAATAGCGTGGTTGCGTAGCATTGAACCTTTGACGTCGCCGGCGTGATGGATGACTTGTGGACTTGATAGCTTTTTGCCTCTGAACTCATCCTCAGTCAGTAGCGATTCGTGAACAGCGCCGCGCCATGTAAACCCCTTGGCGGTACGGATCAATCGTTCCCGGTCATGGATAGTCGTGGTGTTGCCTTGTTCGTCACGGGCATAGTTATACGGTAGGTAAATGGCGTCATACTTGCCATCCTCGGCCAGTTGAACCAGTTTCGGGATAGTGCTGAAATCGAACTCGTCATCAGCGTCAACCCAAAAGAAATAGTCAGTGTCGCACAATTTCAGGTTGTCGTTGCGGGCATCAGCAAAGTTGTCGTTCCACTCACGATGCTTGACGCGGGTTTTAGGCGCTAACACACCATGACGGTATGGTATTTGCTTACTCAGTTCCGATTCGAACCGTATCTTTTTGAACGCCTCTTTGTCTGAAACTGTGAGATTTATCACATCAAAGTACGGCATTGCCTTAACTAACAGAGGTAGTACAGTGTCGACCTCATCTTTGATAATCATCTGTAAGCTAACGGTTGGTTTTTTCATATAATCATAATCCCCTTAAATTATCTTGTTCGATCGTTGTTCTTGTATAACATCCTCTGTACGGTTTTGAGTGACCAAAAATAGCTTTTGAACTCGCCAAAGTCATCACTGAACTCAGCCTCAAGAATCGCAATGCCCGGTTCGTCAACAAACACGTATATCTGTCGCTTACGGTCGTTCGGATCTGGCCGGGTAGTTAAAAGAATAATACCCCGTAAATGTAAATAAGCCGCTAAAGGCGTGTCTGACGTCTTATACGGCTCAATGTCTTGGACTGTTTCAGTTTCATTTGTCATCTAATCATACCCCCACGGTTAGTGTTAATGTTTACTATATCATATCTCAGAAATGGCGTCAGCATAGCGTTCAATAATCACCTCGGCACCACATCCAATGCGGTGTAATGCTATGAACTTACGGTGCCGGAACCTAGCACCACACACCGGGCATATACGTAGTAGCAGTACGCGGTATTTCTGGCCAATCACGACAGCAACCTACCAGTCACGGGGTCATAGTGCTTTTGTGGCCGTGGCTTAGGCTTGGTCATCGGTCGATAGTTGACGCCAAAGAACTCCATTTGTGTTCGGTGGTGCGATGTCCAGTCGTGAACCGGTCGGGATATAGCGTTAGTGGCTTGGCTAGTTTCCTCGTCGCGCTTAGGGTAACGTGATGATGATACGCACTCAATGAACCATTTGGTGCCTGGCGTATCGTTGATGCGTAGGTGCGTCATCAATCGCTTGGCCGCATCCTTGCGTGATGGCCAGTCGTTTTCGCGGTCGTTGACAGTCACGGTGATGCCATAGTCGCGTTTCAAAATAGTGTATGGACTTACCTTAGATTCAATGTGTCGTTGCTTGCCTGACGGGTCGCCGTACACGGTGCCGGATTGCCAGTATTTGACCTGTTCAATCATCTTGAGGTCGTCGTCGGTGTACACGAACTTGCTATCAATATCCTTGCCAAAGAACGGCATATACCAGTCGATAATCTTGTCGCTGTTTTCGTAGGCCGCAACCAATGTGATCCAATCAGAGTTACGTACTGGTTGCCACCAACCAATCGCCACGGCATCAAGGCCAATGTCAAGCACCTTGTATAGCGGTAGTGATGGGTCGTACTCGAACTGACCGACCGGGCAATCCTTGATCTCAGGGTATGGACGGCCAACACTAGAGTATTCCCACGATATATCCAGTTCGTGCAAAACTTCCTCATCGGTACGGCGGGTACGTTCGTAGGCATACCAGTCATCATCTTTTTTCGGGTGCAATCGCCAGTGTAATGTGAGTATCTTGATGCGGTCACTGAACCTGAGTGCCTTGGCGTACGATGGTTCGTCTGGTGGCGTGGTAACAGCCAGTCGGAACTTAGTGGCATCACCGGCGGCTTGCCATGAGCGCCTAGCATCTGGCCAGAATCCGAACTCATCAAAGAACACGACCGTATAGCGACCGGCACGGCTAAAGTTCTTGTTGCTTGATTCACCCTGAATGGTATTGCCGTTGTCGGGATTGACTAGTTTCATATAGGTACGATGCTTTTCAATACGGAACCCCTGAGGCATCAGCAACGGATCTTTTATGTGCGCAATCAAGTAATCGAGTTTACCGAACAAGCTATCTATCTGGCCGTTATCGACGTAATCCTCTTTACGTGAACCGACTAATGCCTGGAACCCGTCAACGTTCAGCCACGCCCATAAAAAGACGGCTAGAACGACCCACGATGCGCCCATATCACGTGACTTTTCAATGAATAGATCGCCACCGTTTAGGATGTCATCAACTAATTCCTCGACCAGGTCTTTTTGGTATGGGTACAGCGTAAAGTCAATATCATGCGGTATGACGTCAGGTCGCGGGTCAAAGGTCATTGTGAACTGATCGACAAACAGCACGGCGTCAGTCTTGGATGCGCGCCGGTCTGATTCGGCTAGTAGTGCGCTAAGACTTGGTTCGACGGCTGATGTATCGTTCGATTCGCCCATTTAGATCCTCGTCGCTTAACTCAGCTAATTCGTGAGTGTGTTTAGTTTCGCCATCAATCGTAACCTTTTCAGCGGCACGGCCAAAGGCACGGTCAAGCAATCCCTGTATGGCCATGTTGTCTATAGGCTTGGTTGAGATGTAATAGTATTCGTCATCATCAGCGCCATTGAGTTCGTCATTGATAAATTGTTTTATAAGTTCAGGATCGGTGACTTGGTCAACGTGAGTTTTCTTATCTTTGCCTGATCCAGTAGTGTACCGAACCATAAGGAATTGTTCACCAACAGCTTTTGTGAACTGTGCATTGAATAAGCGATTGGCATTCTTGGCTACACGACTTATGAACTCTTGCTTTGCGACCATGCGGGTCTTTGTGCTGTCGTTCATTGAACCCTTTGGCCGACCGGCACCGGGTCTTGCACCGCCATTGACTTTAGGCTTTGAATCTGAATTGTTTTTCAGCTTTTCAGTTTCGCCAAACTCCTCTGGTGTAGGTTCAATTGTATGTTCGTCTGTAACCATAATGTCATTCCCTCATATTGCATTCTATAAGGTTAGTATAACACTAATGGATACTATCTGAACTTGGTCTGACACTTATCGCGAGATTGACCGGTTCCACCACCGTTTGAGGCTAACCAGTTTTGCCATTTGTCAAACAAAGTACCGCCGGGTGTAGCTGTTAAGAATGAACCCTCACGGTCGGCTATGGTTCCACCTGTAGCGCCTTGTGCGACTAGGTATGCGTTCCATGAATCGGTTGGTGTAGTGCGTAATGAACCGGGTGCGTTGGCCTGTATCCACTTTTGCATTGCGTTTGGTTTTACGTAACGGAATATCATAGGCTTATTGTACTACCACGTCATTGCATCGACAATGATCTTTACGTTTGGCCTTGGGTTTGATTGGCTTGTGACAGGTCGTGCAGATACGTTCAATCATTTGTGCGGGCATTTCGCTTTGGTATGTTGGCCATTGCAGATAGGGCATACCATGTTAGTGATCCCGCATTCCTAAGCACTTACGGCCGACACATTTATAGCCACGTTCCTGACGGATGCACGGTTCGAACGTGAACCATGACTTGATGCGTTTGAATATACTCATGCTACAACCTTAGCATCGCCGAACACCCTTTGTACAATTTCAATGTGCGACGGTGGTTTAGGCTGATTCTTGGTAGGATTCGGATCGACTATTGCTTTGATGTCAACTGTTGTCGCCCATTCCTCTAACGTATCCGGTTTGCCGGCTTTGATCCACATCGCTGTCACTTTAGCTTTTTGATAACCTGTCATAAGATTCCCCCTTATATTATTTTCCAATTCAAACATAACCCCTGTTTTTGAATAGCTTGCGCTACAAGGGTACCTCACTGATGCACTCTACCCGCATGGGTTCTAAAAGCTTTTTATCTGTGATGCTAGATTTGATAGGAACACTATGATTGCAATGATGATAGCGACGATTGTTATAATCTGATCTCTATCCTTGCCCTCAGGGGTTACTAAGCTACCTAACCAACGTACAATAAAGAACGCTAGAAATGCGAATAATATGTTTAAGAGTATATGTATCACATACTTAGTATACTCTTATTTTGTTAATGTACAGCATGATGCCATGCGGTGCAGAGATCGTATTACAAGCCATACGACTAGCCTAGTTCGGTTTGTTAAGACTGAGTTCTTTTTTAAGCGCCTCAGTGGCCACCGTAAGCCTATACCCTACGCTTGCAAAGAGAAAACCCCTTGCTTTCACAAGAGGTTCGTTGCTGAATCTATCGACTATTAGTATAGCAGATACAAACAGTAGTGCAACCCTCTTGCTATGGTTCACATCTATTGATAGATTTCAGCAAACCAATGTACGAATAATATCAGGTCGGTTATGTATTGTAAACACGCTACATATAGCGGGGGGTGCGTTTTCTTGCCACTAAAAAGAACAGTCCGGGGAATCGCCATAATCTACAAGAGAAATAGCACGGACTGTTCTATCCTACTATTATACACGGTATACGATGTGTTTTGAACCTGTATGTTTTTCGCGTGGTATTTCACAAACCTCACATTGTTGTTCTATGTCTGTAGTATAGTCAAGAACAAAATCAACCTTAGCATCATGTCGTAGGTGACACCGGTGGCATAACTCTCGCCAATCACTTTCGTCATCGCGAATATAGTCGCCACTCTTATTTGACCACTGCGTTTTCGCGGCGCCACCACAAAACTCGCATACGCCTTTTTTAGGCCTGTTCCTAAGGCGCCATTGATGTATCGTGTTATATTCGCG